CAGCTTATCATAAGGGTCTTTTGCGTGTGGTATATGATCCGCGCGAACAGGTAACAGATGAATTCAATATCAATTACCAACATGTTATTGATCTTGCTTCAGAGCGGGATTTTACAATGACAGTCGGATGGGGTCATGAGAAGGCTATGCTTAATCATTTTAACCCTGGATCTGACAGTTTGCAATATGGTCCTGCAGGTTTACCTGCTTTACCAAATGATTCGCTTACTAATGGTATGATATCGATCTATGTAGTTAATGATTTAACCACACCGAATTCTTTAGCAACAAATGATATTGAAATTAATGTATTTATTTCGATGTGTGATGATTTTGAGGTGTATGGTCCTACTGGTGAATTTATTTCTGACTATACGTGGTTTCAACCACAAATGGGAGAAGTAACGACACAGAGGACTATTTTTACTCCACAAATGGCTGAAGTGAGTGATTCTCCAGCATCTACGGAGGAGCCTCAACAGGATTCAACTCCTGTTGATACAGCCCCTATTGCAGAACTGGGAATGACTCTGGATGAAGCCGATAACACAATCCAAGTATATTATGGTGATCCAATTACTTCGTTTAGGCAATGTTTCAAACGATATAATTATCACCACACAATATCACCCGATACACCAACCCTTAGCTATCTACGAGTTAGAATGCCGAATTTTCCTTTCTATCGTGGATATGCTCCAGCTGCTGTACACAAATCAGCATTACCTGTCATCGGTACTCCATATAATTATTGTAAGATGACATTATTGAACTGGGTTGTACCAGCATTCACCTGTTATAGAGGTGCCTTACGATGGAAATATCTTCGTGTTGGCGGCGCCTCTGATGATGGGTTTTTTATGGTTTCCCGTTCATCCCGGCGTGGTTATGAACAAACTGACACACCTTCATTACAAATGACCAACTCTGGACCTTATGAGAGGAATAGAGATGCGTTTTTGAAAATGCCCCATACATGGGAAGGAAATGTCACCACGTCAACCCGACAGAACCCTGCTGTTGAAGTCGAACTTCCGTATTATTCAAATGTTCGGTTTTCTCCAGCTAAGTTCCCAAATGTAACACAGCCTGGTATTTCATTTGGACAGTCCCATCAATTAGACACACTTTGG